CCGAAAACGGCACGGCTTCGCCTTTGTCGTCTACCACACCATCCCAGCCAATCAACACTTCAGAAGAAAGTTGGCGCTCGTTGGCGTCTTCTTCTTCAGTTCGGCCACGTTCGATGGCAATTGCAAGCTGACGAATTTCGTCAATGCGAGACTGAGAAAGCCGCTTGAACACACCATCAAACGTATGGGTTTCACGCTTGCCGCCATCAACAGGAATAACAAGCGAAATGGGCCACTTATAGGAAGTGGACTGCTTGAGAACAAATGCCATTGTTGGGGGTGTTGGGGATGGTGTTGGGGATGGTGTTGGGGATGCCGGGATCAGGTATAGACCACGGACAGTTCGGAAGAACCAGAAGGCGAAAGCGGCGCAAACGGAACCGTGATGTAGCGTTCATCATCCCGATCAGGCAGGCTGGGTTCGAGGATGTTTGCGTTGGGCACGGTGATGGTGCTTCGCGAACCAGCGGGACCGCCGGTGTGGCCAACAACCACAGGCACCAGCGTCGTGCCCTTTGCCAGTGTGTAGACGTTCTGAGTAGCGATCAACGCATCTTCATACTGAACTTCGCCTTCTGGTGTGCGTTGAGTGATGCGGATACGCTCGGTGCAGCCCGCTTCGTCCTTGTAAACAATGTTGTTGCCAAGAGACACTTGGTAAGTGCTCATGCAACGCTGAACAGAGTTGAGAGTCGTAAGCGGAGTGTGAGAACTGTTTACCGCCAAAGAATCGGCCTGGTTTTCCCAGGTAACCGGGCTCAGCAGTGCCGAGTCAATCGGATCGGTGTAGAGGCCGGTAAATTCAAAGTCAACCTGCGGAAACTCGCCGCTATTTCGCATCCATGTGCAAGTACCATAAGCGCCGCTCAGTTGATGCAGCACACCGTCTGTGTACCAACGAATCGTAACGCTAGGAATGCCGGCACTGATAGGCGCATACGTTACGCTAGTGCTAGAAACGATGCTTTCATTCATACCGCATGCCAGATACAGGCCACCGTATGCCGGAGCCGTGCCAGCAACGCCGCTGCCGCCGTCATAAACAGAAAACGAGATCGTCTGTCGTTTGTTGATCAGCGCTTCGAAGTCTCCGCCAAGCCATGGCTTGACCTCCTCGCGTGCCAGGCGATCGGCAACCATCGGCGCCAGTTCTGGATTTCGTCGGACGCGAACCGGCGTATAAGAGCCAGTGGGGGCCACCCCATAGGCTGATTCCTGCTTGAACGTCAGGAGACTGCGGTTAATCTGCAGGGGCATCGGTCAGCTCGGTAGCAGGGGCGGGGGCGGCTTCTTCTGCCGCTGGTGTGGCGGCCTCCTCGGCCGGTGTGTCGTTGTTGTCACGCCAAACCGTTTCGTGCGGTTCACGGATGAACCGTCCGCTTACGGTAGGCGGCGGCACGTCAACGGGTTCGGCGGGTTTCCTCACGAGGTTAAGTCATCCTCCTTCGTACGATACTCTACCTGAAACCCCATATCAACGAGGCCCGGCTCTTCGTTACCTTTCTCTGGCTGCCATTGCGTTGGGATCGGTCGGACAGCAGTGGCCAGCCCGCCCAGCGACTGATCCGCCATCATGATCCGGTAGACGTCGCAGCGGATCGGATCGGCCAACCTCGAGACCGCGCCGCCGCTGATCAAGATCAGCACGTGCAGGGTCAGGGTCCATTTGATGCTGCAGGTGCTGTGGCCTGGATCTGGGTTGTCTGGCCCTGACAGCACGAGCAGTGCAGGCAGCTCACCCCGTGCGAACGCCTCGGCGCGGTCACGGTAAACCCTGTTGTTCACGCCATACGTGGCGCCCAAGATCCCACCGCCGGGACTGGTGCCGGTGAGATGCTGCAGAATCTGCTCACACCGGCTGGGGCCTGGTACGGTCACGGCACCTCTTCGTACGGACTTCCATCCGCATTGAACTGGGGATTGATCGGACCCGTGAAATAGGGCCCAACCTTGAGATCCTGGCACACCTTCTCGGCCTGCTCGATGGCCGCTTGCTGCACCACCAGCTCCGGTGTGATCTGCTGGCCGGTCCGCTGCGATTCAAGGGCAGCGGTGGCGACGATGCCGGGGACGAGGGCTTCGGGGATGGTGATGGTGTAGTTCATGGGAAGAGGGGGTGGTTAGGACTGGATGGCCTCCGGCCGCTCATAGGCCAGCAGCTCCGGCACTCGCTCCGCCGCCAGCAGGCCAGCGGCTACCAGCTGCTGCAGGCCAGGCTCCAGGCGGGCATCATCGAGGGCCACCAATGGCGAACTGATCAGCTGATCTACAAGCGCCGCCACATCCGGCGACTGCTCCGCGGCGGCCAAGATGGCCCCGTATTCCTGCGGTGTGAAACGCTGGATGAAGGCACCGGATGTAAGCAGCCCGATGCGGTTCAGGTCCGCATACGTGCGGCCCTGATGCTCCAGGAATTCCCGCGCCAGTTGTTCGGGCGTGGTGTTGTTTTTGATGGCGGCGGCAACCCAGCCATCGACGATCCGCTGATCGGTGAGGGTGACTGTGAGGGAAATGATGGCCATGGTAGTTAAGCGATTTTGAGGGTGCCGCCATCGTTCCATAGCTGGCCCGTGACGCCGGGGTTTGTGGTGGGCAGGCCAGAAAGGATGATGGCTCCACTGCCCTTCAGTGTGACTCGCGTCACACCATCTGTTTGCAACTCCATATCGCGGGCGGTGCCGCCGCCGGAGCCCTTCTCTGTGCCAAAGAGGAATACATTGCTTGCCCATTCCTGCTTTGCCCGCTCAAAGTTTGTGGCGCCGGTGAAGGTGTTGTAGATGCGGTGGACTTGAGGGGTGGTGCCGTTGCGTTGTGCGAGGGTGTTGTCGGCGTCTTTATAAAGACGCAATACTGGTGTTGGGTTGTTGATCCCAACAACGCCGCTTGCTACCCATCCGAGGTATCCAGCAGCATAAATAACCGGCCCCGCATCCGATGCATTCGAGACGCAAAATGAACCACCAACCGTAAGGCTGTTGCCTGTATTAGAAATGCTAAAATTACCATTCGTAATACCACCAACCACTGTTAATGCGCCTCCGCCCGAAATCTTAAAAAGGTTTGCCCCGTTCACCCCTGCCCAGAAAATATCACCAATAAACCCATTCGGCGCGTTGATAACCGCCCCCATCCCCGCCGTGTTGAACGCCGGCAGGGTCGCGCCCGTGGGCGAGATAAGTAGCTGTGGATAGTTATTTGTCCCGGTCCCACCCGTGAACCACGCCCCGTTGAGATTCAGTGGCGACGCCGATGCCGCGCCGTTGGCGCTCAGCAACAGCCGGGCCAGCGTGACGGCGCCCGTGGTCCCGTCTACCGCGCTGCCCGGAATGGCGCCCAGCGCCCCGTCGTTCCTGTACTGAACCTCTGTTCCAGTTCCGGCGGGTGTGGCTCCGCTCGGCGCCGTCCCCGCCCAAACCCGCCAGGCGCCGTTGTCCCACCAGACGATCGCCTGCGAGCTGCCACCGCCGGCCACCACGGACCCGACAGCTGGCGCCAGGGCATCGGTCACCCGAACGAACGTGCCGTTGGTGGGCGAGGGCGGCAGGGCCGCCACGGTGGTCGATGCGCCGATCTCACCGGGGCTGTCTAGGCGGACGGTTCCCGTGCCGGCGGCGGACAGAACCAGCGGTGCATTGGCTGCCGCGGTTCCAGCCCGCTCGACGCCGATCGACACCTGCGAACTGGTCGCATTGATCGCACCGCGCAGGAAGTTGCCAGTATCAGTAAAGGTGCCGTATGCCCGGAACGATTGGGCATTGGTGCCATTGCGCAGGGCGAGGATATTTGCCCCGTCCCTGAACAAAGTGAGGTCGAGCGCTGCAAAAGAATTTGCATTGCTGGACCAACCCAGAAACGCCGTCGACGCCAGTCCAACTCTGGTATTTGTAACGGCAAACGTGTTCGATCCAGCGGCCCGTATCCCCACCGAGAAATTATCCGGCAGGTAGAACTCTGCAATGTTCCTAAGGAATACGCTCCCCGTCGACGCGACAGCAAATATCTTGGTTCCGTTTATCTGGGCATCAATCGGGTTCCCCAGGAATCCAGACGGCGCATTGATGCCCAGGCCCGTGCCAGCCGTGGACCATGCCGTGCTCGACGTGCCCGCTGGCTCGATCAGCACATGCGGCTTGGTGGTCGTCGCGGTGCCGCCGGAGAACCATGTTCCGGTGAGGGCCAACGGCGGCAACGACGCCGCCGCATTGGCGCTCAGCAGCAGCCGCGCCAGCGACACCGCGCCACTGGTGCCATCCACCGTGCTGGAGGGCACCCCGGCGAACGCGCCGCCGTCGCTCCACTGCAGCTGGCCGCTGGTGCCCGCAGCGCCCTGCACCGCGGAATCCGCCAGCGCGCCCTGTGCTGCTGTGGCATAGGCGCTGGCATCCGTCGCTGCTGCCGTCCCCAGCGCCGGCCGCCCGCTGAGATCGCCATAGGCCCCGCTGGTTGCCACGGCTGCCAGCCCGCCGATGTCCCCTGCCGACAGGGTGACATTTCCGGACCTCCCCGCCACCGACTGCACCGGCGCCGCGGCGGCAGCCTCTGCGGCCGTCGTGTACTGCGAGTGCGGATCTGCCGCCGCCGCGTGCGCCGCCACGGCAGCTGCAGCGGATCCGGCCGCATCGGCCCCCACATCCGAGGGCCCCAGCACAACATCCCGCCACAGGCCATCGGTCGACCACGCCAGCACCGGCCGGGGGGCGCCGGCAGCGGGCGCAGAACCGGTAATCAGGACATCGTGCAGCTCATTGAGCTCCTGGCCATTGGCGACCCTGACGAATAGGATCCCGCTGCCGCCAGGGCCGGAGCGGATGCACAGGCCCAGCACTACGCCATGGGCTGGTTGCGTCGGCCTGGTGGTCGTCAAGCTGCCCGGAGTGGTCCCGAGCCAGAACGTGGCGCCCTCGGTGAGCCCAGCGGTGTTGATCCCCTCCAGTCGGCCCAGTGCCAACACCTTCCCGTCGGCGTTGTTTGGGATGTCCTCCAGCGCCAGGCCAAGGGTTTTTGAGGAGGTGGCCTCACCACTGGCCGATGCCAGCGCCACCGTCGGCAGATCGCCCGAGCTGCCCACCTCGTAGCACGCCGCGCCCTTCGGGATCGTGGCGCCGCTGCGGTTGTGCACCATTACGGTGACCCGGAACGCCTCGCCCACCAGGGCCTTATCCGCGGCGGACATCAGCCCGGCCGCGGTGGTGGTGGCCAGTGGCAGGGTCGCATCAGCCCCGGTGCTGCTGCTCAGTAGCCGGGTCGCGGGATCGTAGGCCAGGTCGGTGGCGGTCGCTCTGAGGGTGCCACCGGTGATCGTCAAGCCGGTGCCCACCGTGATCGATCCGCCTGCGCCGGTCCCGCTCTCCCTGCCGATCACGCCTGGACCCGTGACCTGAATCGCCTCGCCAGGAGGGCCAGGGATGCCGGGGATCAGGACTTCAACGATCGGGCTCATGGTTCATCCCTCGATACGCGGGTGACCGCCACGGCGCCGCCGGCCACCACGTAGAACGAGTCGCCAACCGGCGGGAATAGGTGGAGGTCGTGCACTGCGCGCCCGGCGCGTGTCGGAATCGCCAGCGTCTGCTCGGCGGTCAGCCGGCCACGGATCTGCCCGTCGGCACGGTTGGGCCAGTCGACCGTGACCTCGGCAAACTTCCGGCGGCGTTTCGGGTCCCAGATCTCCCAGTTCGCGCCGTAGCCGGTCAGTGAAATCGGCGCCTGCGGAGCCACCTCAGACTTCAGCCGCAGGTGCAGCTCAGCCGGGGCGCCCTGCTGGATCTCAAATGGCAGCGTCTCAGGCGTCACGATCGCTCAGGTGCTGTTTCAGTTTTCCGTTGCCCACGCCTCGTCCGTCTCCGGCGTGGCGGGATCATCGGCGCGGAATTGTCCACCCTTCACCCGCGCACGTTTCGGCAGCTCGGCGGCAGGTTGCGGCAGGCGGCCCATGGCGCCCTCCATTTCTTCGACGGTGGTGCCAACAGGCAGTGCGTACGAGATCATGACTGGCTCAGAAGTTGTGATGGGGCCCCGGAGGGCCCCAGGGTGATCAGCGGTCCTCGTGGAGCCGGATGATGTTGGTTCCGGTGGGGGCATCGCCAGCGGTGCCAGCGGTTGCCCGCACCGCGGCCACCCGAACGTCACCGGTGACACTGCCGGCGACCCGCGCGATTTCGCGGATCTGCTCACCGGTGAAGGCGATCACCTGCTTACCAGGCGCGCAGGTGACGACCGCCAGGGTGCCGTAGGTCGAGGCGGTCGTAGACCCCTCGGGCACGTGCGCCACCTGGACGGTGTATTTCCCGCCAGAGCCGGTGCCGCCATTGACGACGAGTTTCACCACGTCGTTGGCTTCAAGCCGGGTGTTCAGGATCAGTTCTGCGCCAGTGCGATTGGCGGCAGGTCGGCCGCGAGTGCCAGCCCGGACAGCTCCCACCAGGACGGTGAGAGCGTCAAAGACGAGTCCCCGGCGATCCAAAAGGCCAGTAGAGCGAGCGCCCATGATGTTGTTACCTCAATTGGGTGGGAATGGATCAGGCCACCACGGTGGCGTTGGTGACGCCGTAGAGGCGGCTGGCGGCCCTGCCGTGGTAGATGGTCATCAGCACGTACCACTCGAAGCGGGTGCGATCGGCCGGGGCGTCATCCACCTCGCCGAGGGCACGGATAGAGGGCCCGAACTCCCCATTGATCTGCCCCTGGTGCATGGTGCACAGGTTGTCGCCGAGGGCGACGCAGTAAATGGAGGTGGAGTTGGCGCGGCCTTCGGTTTCAGTGAACGGCTGGATGAGCTGGTTCTGGCCGTTCACTTTGGTGGTGACAATCTCCACCTCGTTGAAGAACGTCGCGGCGCGGCCGAATTGGTTCGGCTGGAAGGTGATGAAGCCAGCCACGCCAGTAGCCCGACTGGCGGCGCTCAGGAGTCGCTTCATCCGCTGGTTCATCACCAGCACCTTCCGCCCGCCTGGGGCGTCGGTCGCGTCAATCAGCTCTTCGAGCGCCGCCAGCGAAAGGGCCCCGGTGCCGCCGACGTCGATAGCTTGGGAGCTGCCGACGTTGATTCGCTTCCGCAGACCGTCAAGGCTGCGAGGCTCTAGGTCCGTGTCGCCGTTGATGAAGGCATCTTCAAGCCGGAGGCGCATGGCCTCCATTTTCATCTGAATCTGCTGAGTGCGAGCGCTCTCGCCCTGCGTGTTCAGGATGAACGTGTCAACGTCGATTTCGTCAGAGAGGATGCTGTACCGCTCGGACTGCGGGTTGATAACGCCGTAGTTGGCGCTTGCAACCTCGTTCACGCCACGGAAGCCGACTGCAGGCAGCTCAGCCACCCGGTCGTAGAACACGCCCGGACCAGCGGTGTTAATGAATGGGAGGATGCCGGACAATTCCCCGGCGGAGAGTTCTTGGTAGAGACCGCGCTTGAGCATGTTCTGCTCGGACTTGGCAGCCTCCAGCATGGTGATACCCATGATGATCTGGAAGGAGAGGGTGGTCTGCTGATGGCATCACGCCGGGTTGTGACGGGTTGGCATCACGCCTTCCTGTCCCATGCCATCAGCAGACCGTTACCCCGTAAGCCGTTACCGGCGACGCGGCGCCTGCGCCTTGA